GGTCAACACCGCTGTTGTGCCGCCGGAAACGATGGTATGGGATGGACTTGGATGGGCTGTCCAGAATGATTTGGAGAGTCTGCGGGAAACCGTGTCCACCCATACCACCCGCTTTGGGGAGTTCCAGAACTCGGTTGACGGTCTGAACAGCTATGTTGGTACGCTGACCGAAACGGTGGAGACCTTGGAAGACAACCTCGGTAATGAACAGAGCAAAGTTCTGGAAATGCAGTCCCAGGTATCCGAACTTCAGCACTCGGTGGATGGGCTTACCGTCACCGTGCAGGAGCAGTTTGCCGGAGGCATCAACTACATCAAAAACTCGGCGGGGCTGAACGGCATTACCGATGACTGGACTACCAGCGGAACGGTTTCAACGGACAATTCCACGGATGTTCAGAGCAACACGACCTCCGATTCCTGTTTCGTACTTGGTGACAGTTCCACGCTGACCCAGGTCATCACAGGCGTTGTTCCCGGCTCGTATGCCATTTCCATTCGGGCCAAGAAAACAGGTGCGGGCTATTCCAGCTACTTCCGTGTGCAGTATAACGGCAACAAATACGCCTATCTGTTCAACTGTACTGCCACATTCGATTGGACGGAGTTTTCGGCAGTCATCAATGATGTGCAGGATGGAACGATTACCATATATGCATACAACCGTCTGGCTTCACTGTATCTTTCCGACATCATTCTGACAGAGGGCACTTCCGTCCACAAGTGGACACCCGCTCCGAATGAAATTTATACCACCGAGGTGAAAATCGACCGCCGGGGCATTGAAGTATCCAATGCGGACTCCGCTCAGCGGACAGTTATCAACAACACAGAGTTTTCCGGCTACTACAACGAAGAGAAGATTTTCACTCTGAACAAGGACGAAACCATCACCAAGAAAACCACCGTGGATGGCGAACTGACGGTGGGCAAAACAAAATTCGTGCCGATGCCCACAGCCACGGAAGGCTTGAACATCGTAATTTTGGATTAAGGGGGGCGCATTCATGGCAACATTTACGAGCAATACCTATGACGGCAGATACTTGCAGCTTACGATTACAGAAAGCGTTGATGTGCCGAGCAACACTTCCACGCTCACATGGACGCTTACCTCTGCCGGTGGTTCTGCTGTTTATTACACAATTGACGAGACAATCATCACAATCAACGGAATAACGGTCTATTCAAAAGCAAGGACAAACTGGGAAGACAGAGTATTCCCGGCGGCAAAGGGTTCTGTCAGTGGCTCTTTGCCTGTTGTTCATAACTCTGACGGCACGAAAACCGCAACCGTAGAGTTTTTTACCCGTGTCTATGTTTTCGGCTCTCTGGACTACGGCGGCACCATGACGCTGACCAACATCGACCGAACTGCGCCTACAGTTTCATGTAGTGTGTCCGGCATAACGGCAAGTGGATTCAAGATTACTGCTAACTCATCCGCTACGGCAGATATTTGGCAGTACAGTCTGAATAGCGGCTCAAGCTGGACACAGTTTTCTACGACTGCTGGAACCTCAGCGAGTATCACACTATCCTCTCTGTCCGCAAATACGACCTATTCTGTGAAAACACGGGCAAGGAAAAAGTCGAACCAGGTCTACGGCACTTCCGGCACGGTGTCTGCCAAAACGCTGGGCGGCGCTATTCTCAATAGTTGCAGTACTGTTACGGCTGATGCGGCAACGGTTTCGCTCACCTTGAATGCGACCGTGTATAACGCATCGTATTCCAACTATGTGACCATCAAAAACGGCTCCACCGTATATGTGTCCTTCGCGGCTCGTACATGGTCGGCAGGCACAGCCAACCGAACCATAACGCTTTCACAGACAGAACGGGCAGACCTTCTGGATGCAATGGCAAGTCTGAAATCCTTTACCGCAACCATTGAACTTGTGACGAAAGACGGCAGCACCCAGGTTGGCAACACATCGACCTGCACCTGTACAATACAGACCACAGCCGCCAACTCTGCACCCACTATGACGGCATTTACCTATAAAGACAGCCGTTCTGGCACCTCTGCCGTGACCGGAAATGACCAACTTTTCATTCAGACCTATTCCTATTTGTCTGTCACACCCGGTACGGCAACCGCAAGAAACGGTGCTTCCATCGTAAAATATGCCGCCACCTGCAACGGAAAAACCGTATCCAATACAACGGGCGCGGCTTTGAGCCTCAACGGCATTGAGAAATCCGGCACATTGGATGTTGTGGTAACAGCTACAGATTCCAGAGGATATACGGTCAGCAATACGCAGCAAATTACTGTGATTCCATATGCAAAGCCCAAGGTTTCTGAAATCTCACTTCGGCGCACCAACGACATCGAAGCGGAAATGCAGCTGATATTCAAAGGCAGCATTTCTCCCATCACTGTGAGTGGGACACAGAAAAACAGCCTAAAGTATGTTCAGTATCGGTATAAGCTGACCAGCGAGAGCAGTTACGGCTCCTACACCAGCATTCTGTCCTCTGTGACCCAGAACGGGACAAGTTTCTCGTTCTCCAATCTGGAACTGTGCAGTCTGGACGCAAATTCCTCGTATGACTTTCATGTCTACATCCGGGATCAGTTGAACACGCTCTCCTCGGTGAGTCTGTATTTCACCGTTCCCCAGGGTACGCCTCTGGTTGCACTTCGAAAACAGAAGGTTGGTATCAATACACCAAACCCGGAAGCCGCACTTCATGTGGTGGGCGATGCCAAGATTGAAGGGACTGTCAATGCGCAGACAGTTACTGCAACTTCGCTGAGCGGCACACTGCCGGTCTCCAATGTGTCCGGCACACTTCCTGTCAGCAAAGGTGGTACGGGTTCTACAACCATTGCCGGAGCAATTGCTATGCTGATCAACTCGGAAGTCATCAGTCCGAAAACGATAAACATCGGTGCCAACCAGTATGTAACGAGTTCCGCTTACGGCATCGATATGAACAATTCGGACATTTCCGGCATCAATGGTCTGTACTTCGAGGATGCGGCAGACTCTGCCGGGGAGGGCATCAACTTCTATCGAGCATCCGGCACATGGGACAGGTTGTATGCGTATGGTGGTGTTCTTTATTTTGCGCCAAACCAGGCAACTGCCACGCATCCCGGCACACGCTACACCGTATATCATTCGGGTGGCGCTACCATTCCTGTGAGCAAGGGAGGCACAGGCGCAACAACGGCGGCAGCCGCAAGAACGAACCTCGGAGTTGCCTGCACATCGCTTTACAGTGGAACATTAAGTAGCGGCAGCACCACCTTCAACTACGGCAACTACAATGCGTATATCATTGCGGGCTTGCCGAGTTCAGGCGCATCGAAAATGTCTCTGATTGTACCGAAGGCACTTATTACCACCACCGATGTTACCTGGCAGATTGCAGACGAAGTCAACTACCGTGGCTTTAAGCTGAAGTATTCCGGCACAACCGTCACACTGACGATTGGCGGTGGTACGGGGTCTATCACCAATGTGTATGGTATCAACTAAGGAGGAACGCATGAAAGTATTACTTGACGAACAGGGCTACATTCAAAGCTACGCTGTGATTGGTGATTTGGTGGGTGGCATTGATTTGCCCGACCCGGAAGACGCGCTTCACTTTGAGGAAAACTTCAACGCCTATAAGGTGCGTGATGGTACTGCGGTATTCGATGAAGCACGGTCTGCCGCTCTGCACGATGAAGCTGAAAAGCAGAATTTGCGTGACAGACGGCAGACAGAATGCTTTGCTTTTGTCAACCGTGGGCAGTTATGGTACGCCACGCTGTCCGTGAAGCAGTTGGCAGAACTGACAGCCTGGTACAAAGACTGGCTGAAAGTGACCGAAACAAAGGTCGTGCCGGAAAGGCCGGCATGGCTGGAATAAGGAATCAAGGCACTCTGCGGAGTGTCTTTTTTTATACAAAAATTTAAGGAGGTATTTCCAATGAAAGAATTCTGGACAACCATTCAGGTCATTTTCGCCGCCATCGGTGGGTGGCTCGGATGGTTCTTGGGAGGACGTGATGGGCTTTTGATTGCGCTCTTGGCTTTTGTAGCCATCGACTATGTTACGGGTGTGATGTGCGCCATCGTTGACAAAAAGCTGTCCTCTGCCGTGGGCTTTAAGGGCATCTTCAAAAAGATACTCATTTTTGTCCTTGTCGGTGTGGGACACATTCTTGACACGATGGTCATCGGGACCGGCTCGGTTCTGCGCACCGCAGTCATCTTCTTCTATCTTTCCAACGAAGGCATTTCCCTTATTGAAAACGCAGGATATCTCGGCTTGCCGATTCCCGCAAAACTGAAAGCTGTCCTGGAGCAGCTCCACGACAGAGCCGAAAAGGAGGATAAATAACATGGCAACTGTAATGACGAGCGCGGAGTTCGTAAAAAGGCTCAAGGCTGCAGCTACCGACTACAAGACCCTCTATGTGATGGGCTGCTTCGGCGCGCCGATGAATTCCGCAAACAAGAAACGCTATACCGCAAACCACTCCTACAATAAGCAGGCGGCGAGAACGGCAATGATCAATGCCGCAACAGCCGATACCTTCGGCTTCGACTGCGTCTGCCTCATCAAGGGCATCCTGTGGGGATGGAGCGGCGATAAGAGCAAGACCTACGGCGGTGCCGGTTATACCGTCAACGGTGTTCCCGACATCGGTGCGGACAGCATGATCAAGGTTTGCAGCGGTGTTTCCACGAACTTCAGCAGCATCGTTCCTGGCGAGGCTGTTTGGATGGAAGGCCACATCGGTGTGTATGTCGGTGACGGTCTGGCAGTCGAATGCACTCCGAAATGGGACAACAAGGTTCAGATCACCGCTGTCGGCAACATCGGTAAGAAGTCCAGCTACAACACCCGCACCTGGACGAAGCACGGAAAACTGCCGTATGTTGACTATTCCGTTCAGCCTGTAAAGCCTGTCGAGCCTTCCAAGCCGACCGAAACCGATACTCCGGCATCGACCGAAATCAAGGAAGGCAGCAAGGTGGAAATCAAGGCGTCTGCCGAGAAATACAATCCCGCTTCGTGCACCATTCCGGGTTGGGTCAAGTCTGACTATTACCACATCGTCACGCAGACCACTTCGAACGGCAAGCCTGTTGTGAAAGGCGGTAAAACCTGCGTTCTGCTCGGTAAGAAGGTCAAAAAGTCCGGCGGCAGCGAGGTCGCGGGCATCAACACATGGGTGGCTGTTGATAATCTCGCTGTTGTCGGTGCAACGGCAAAGACCGAAACCTACCGTGTCCATACCGTGGTCAAGGGCGATACGCTCTGGGGCATCTCCCAGAAGTATCTCGGTTCCGGCACCCGTTATCCCGAAATCATGAAGCTGAACGGACTGACGTCCACTCTTATCTTCAGCGGTCAGAAACTGAATATCCCTAACTGATATGAAGCCCATCGAGGATTTTTTCTTCGGTGGGCTTTATTTTTTTGCCTGTTTTTTCCGAAATGCCATCCTCATGTTCATGGGATAGTGAGGAGGGGTGGTTCGCACATGACAGACCATCAGAAAACAAAGGTAGTCGAAATGAGAAAAGCCGGATGCGGCTATTCTGAAATATCCAAAGCCCTGTCCGTTTCGAGAGACACCGTTAAGACCTTCTGCCGCCGAAACAACATCACGGTCGACAGCACTGAAGTGCCGAAAGAGACGGCGGGAATCTGCCCGGAATGCGGAAAGCCGATAACGCAGGTATCCGGTAGAAAGCCAAAGCGTTTCTGTTCGCCGGAGTGCAGACAGAAATGGTGGAACGCTCACCCGGAGCGTATAGGACAGAAAGCGGTGTATGAATATGTTTGCCCCAACTGCGGTCAGTCCTTTACCGCCTACGGAAACAGTCATAGAAAATACTGCTCCCATGAATGCTATGTGGCAGCAAGGTTCAAAGGCGGTGAAACCCGTGACTAAAGAGCAGATGACAGCAGAAATCAAATATCAGGCAAGTATCGCTCCATTCCGAATCATGCTGAAAAACGGGCAGATTTCCACGGATGACTATCGTGTGATAGACACAATTCTCACCGAAAAATACCGCCCTGTTTTCGTTCAATATATTTCCCCGAATTGACTGGATATATTTCAAAATCAGAGTTAATATGTCCGATACCAAAGGAGGGATACAATGGAAAAGACAATCGTAAACATTGCCCCTGCCGCAGCAGAGACCCCTCGTACAAAACGTGTGGCGGCCTATGCCAGAGTTTCCTGCGGCAAGGACACCATGCTGCATTCCTTGGCGTCGCAGATCGATTATTACCGTGACTACATCATTCGGAATCCCGAATGGCGGTTTGCCGGGGTCTATGCTGACGAAGCAAAAACGGGCACCAAGGACAACCGTGAACAGTTTCAGCTTCTTTTGACCGAATGTAGAAGCGGTAATGTCAATATGATTATTACCAAGAGCATATCTCGGTTAGCAAGGAACACGGTCACGCTTCTTGAAACCGTGCGTGAACTTAAAAGCCTCGGTGTTGATGTTTTCTTTGAAGAACAGAACATCTACACATTGAGTGCCGAGGGTGAAGTGATGCTGACGCTCCTCGCTTCTTTCGCCCAGGCAGAGAGCCTTTCATGCAGCGATAACTGCAAGTGGCGAATCCGCAAGGGCTTTGAGGAAGGACGGGCTTCAACCTGCACCATGCTCGGATACCGTCTGATAAATGGTGAGATCACGCTCATCGAAGATGAAGCCAAAATCGCAAAACGAATATTCGATTTATACCTTGCCGGATATGGGCTTCAGAAGATTGCCAACATATTAAATGAAGAAGGACTGTACAGCATCTTCGGAAACGAATGGCATCCGACAACCCTGCGGAAAGTCCTCACAAACGAGAAGTATTGCGGTGATTTATTGCTTCAAAAGGTATATTGCGAAAACCACCTCACGAAGAAAATAGTTCCCAATAACGGAGAGCTTCCGCAGTATTTTGTTGAAGACGATCACCCGGCTGTGGTCAGCAGAGAAACCTTCGCCGCAGTCCAGAAGGAGCTTAAACGCCGAGCGGAAGAAAAAACACCGACTGTCGGTTCGACGAGCGTCTTTACAGGAAAAATTCGATGCTCATGCTGCGGGAAAAATTACCGCAGGAAAACGACACCGTACAATACCGTCTGGTGCTGTTCGACCTACAATTCAAAAGGAAAGAAATACTGCCCGGAATCAAAGGTCATCCCGGAGGAAACGCTGAAACGGGCGGTGGCAGGCATATTGAAAACGGACGGGTTTTCGGGCGAGGCGTTTGAAATGCAGATTTGCACGATAGAGGCTCATCCGGGCAATCTGCTCCGCTTCATTTTTATAGACGGTTCGACTACAGACTATGTGTGGAAAGACCGTTCACGCTCCGAAAGTTGGACGGATGAAATGAAAGCCGCCGCTGCGAAAAAGGCAAAGGAAAGGTACGCAAGTCATGACAAATAAGAAAGTAAAAAAGATAGAGGCAACTAAGCCTACGCTGTCTGCACAGTATTCGACCTTCACTCGGAAACGAAAGGTCGCAGCCTATGCCCGTGTCTCAACGGCAAAGGAAGAACAGGAAAACTCCTTTGATGCGCAAGTCAGCTATTACACGCAGAAAATTCAGGCAAATCCAGAATGGGTCTTTGTCGAGGTATATTCCGATGAGGGCATTACCGGCACAAATACAAAAAAGCGTGAGGGCTTTAACAGAATGATTGAGGATGCCCTTGCCGGGAAAATCGACCTCATTCTCACCAAGTCCGTCAGCCGTTTCGCACGAAATACGGTTGACAGCCTGGTCACCATCCGGCAGCTCAAGGAGAAAGGTGTGGAGGTTTTCTTTGAAAAAGAGAACATTTACACCCTCGATGCCAAGGGCGAATTATTGCTTACGATCATGTCCTCGCTTGCACAAGAAGAAGCAAGGTCGATTTCGGAGAACACCTCATGGGGTCGAAGAAAGTCCTTTGCGGACGGAAAGGTCAGCCTCGGTTATTCCAATTTCCTCGGTTACGACAAAGGACCCGACGGGGAGCTTGTAATAAATGAGGAGCAGGCAAAAATCGTGCGGAGAATTTATGCGGAGTTCCTCGCCGGGAAAACTCCGGGCGGCATAGCGAAAGGCTTGACCGCTGACGGCATTGAAACGCCCGGTCACAAGAAGGTGTGGCAGGCTTCCACGGTTCTGAACATTCTGAAGAATGAGAAGTATTACGGGGCGGCCATACTTCAAAAACAGATAACGGTATCGTACTTGACGAAAGAGAAGCGTCCCAACACGGGCGAACTTCCCATGTACTACATCGAAAAAGACCATGAGCCTATCGTCTCCCCGGAAACCTTCCAGATGGTGCAGGAAGAAATGCGCCGCAGACGGGAAGCCGGAAGCAATATGCAATGTGTGTCCATTTTCTCAAGCCGAATCATCTGCGGTGACTGCGGCGGTTACTACGGCAGAAAGATATGGCATTCAAGCACCAAGTACACGGCATGGCACTGGCATTGCAATGCCAAGTTCCAGAAGCGAAAATACTGTGAAACACCGACTCTCAAAGAGGAAAGTCTGGAAGAGACCTTCGTTGAGGTGTTTAACGGGCTGATTGCCGACAAGGACGAGATCATGGAAAACTACCGTCTTTGCATCGATGCCGTTACCGATGATAGCGAATACCGCAGACAGCTTGAAGATTTGAACAACGGCTGCGGCGAAGTCCAGACGCTGATAAGAAGCCTTCTGATGACCTACAGCCGCCAGGATACCGCCGAAGATATCCATGAGAAACTCCAGGAATATGAGGAGCGGCTCGACACGATGGCTCGACTCAAGCAGGAGCTTGATTTGAAGATAGCCGCCTGTGCCGCCAAACGTGTGCAGATTACAGGCTTTCTGAATGAGCTTATGAAGCATGACGCTCCGCTTGCAAAGTTCGACCCGCTCGTATGGCAGGCGGTCATCAATTACGCTACGGTCAACCGTGACTGCACGATTACCTTTACCTTCCGGGACGGGACCGAAAAGACCGTGCCAATCAAGAACGGTGTCCGCCCTTACACGAAACGCAATAAGCCGCAGGAGGTTGACGGCAATGACGGATAAGAATCTGCTTGTAATCACTCTTCACAGAAAAGAACCCGGCAAGCAACGCATCGCCGCTTACTGCCGGGTTTCAAGCCGAAGCGATGAACAACTGAACAGTCTGACAAATCAGATCGATTTCTACCGCAGCCGATTCGAGAACGATGATACCGTTGTCTTTGTCGGCATCTACGCTGAAGAGGGACTCTCCGGCACCCAAGCGAAAAGCCGACCGCAGTTCATGAAAATGATCGAGGACTGCCGCAGCGGTATGATAGATTGCATATGGACAAAAAGCGTATCCCGGTTCGGAAGGAACACCGTGGATACGCTTATTTACACCCGTGAGCTTCGGTCCCTGGGCATTGATGTTTTCTTCGAGAAAGAGAACATCCACTCCACCGAATCCTCTGGGGAACTCATGCTCACGCTGATGGCTGCGTTTGCCGAGTCCGAGTCTGAGACGATGTCGGAGAATATAAAATGGGGCAAACGAAGAAGATATGAGCAAGGCATCACGGGGAGCATCACACTCAACGGGATGTACGGTTTTCGGCAGAACAAGGGTATCGTGACCATTGTGGAGAATGAAGCTGAACTGGTGCGGCGAATATACAAGGACTTCATTGACGGCTATAGCTACGGCGAAATCGCCGACAGGCTTATTGCCGAAGGGGTGCCAACTCGAATGCCCGGTGCTTCCTGGGCAAAGACCACCGTTCAGCACATTATCCGAAATGAAAAATACTGCGGTGACTGCCTGTTTCAGAAAGCGTTTATCGCAAACCCCATCACGCATCAGCAAGTCAGAAATAACGGAGAACTGCCGAAATATCTGGTGGAGGACTGCCTTCCGGCAATCGTGGATAAAGAGACATGGAAGCTGGCACAGGCTGTTGCGGCAAGGCATACACCGCACAAGCAGGCATCGAATGAGCGGTATCCGTTTACAGGGAAACTGTTCTGCGGAGTATGCGGTAAGCCTTACTGCTATTATAATTATACGACCACCAATAAGCAGCCCCTTGCCGCATACCGATGTATGAGCCGAAAGACGCAATCAGCGGTCGAAGTGCCGGGTCAAACATATACGCCGCCGCACAAGGCAACCTTCAACCTCAATGCCTCGCCAGAACTGATCGCATACAGAGAACGCTACTGCAAACCGCCGAAGGAAAGACCGATGCTCTGCACAGATGTCCGCATTTCGATTGACCTGCCGCAGAAGGCATTTTGCCGAGCGTGGAATCTCATCGTGGCAAAGAAGCTTCGCTATCAGGCAACATTGCGGTCAACGGTCGATAACGCAGAGGACATCCTCGTCCGATACCGTGCGGAAGAGATGTGCCTTCTGATTGATGAGATCGGAAAAATTACCGAGTTCAGCTATCCGCTTATGCTCAAAACGCTCGACAGGGTCGTTGTAAACACGAACGGAAAGCTGTCATTCATCTTTCAGTCCGGCATAAAAATCACAGTATAATTACTCCGAAAAGCCAAGTATGACTATGAAAATACCCTCGTTTTTTATGGGTAAAATCATAGTCACACTTTTTCTTTTTGCGGATATTCCGAGCGGAATGAAACCATCGGTAACAATGTCCTCCGTTTTGCTACGGCATCCCAGCTCGACTTTGAATAGCCGGAAAGTGCCGAAAATGCCGTGTTTCTGCGGCTTTTACGGGGTGGGTTCAAATGAACCCATTGATGAACCCAGTGGGTTCAAACGCAGAGGGAAAATTAAATTGTATCAACGCCGTAGTTATTACGCATCTTGAGTGACCAAAATAGATACACTCACCTGAAACCCCTGAGAAATCAGGGGTTTCAGCGTTTTTATGCTCTGTTTTTTCAAAGCGTGTTTTATAGATACACAAGGGCATTTCAGAGCGTTAGGCAGGACTTGAACTAAATCCACAGCCTATTTCCGCCCTGTTTTAAAGAGGGCTATGCTTTTTCGGGCGCTTTTTTCGCTCGCCTCCCCAAAATAATATAATAAATTTTTAGATAGTGGTTGGTATCATATTTTGATACCAACCAAAAAACTTTCGGGCCGGTTTCCTACTTCGGATACCGGCCCTTTTTTTCATGGAAAGGAGTTTTTACTGTGAATGACCACAACAAGGAGCAGCAGCTCCGCTACCTCGAGGAAGTCTGCATTCCCTTGCACCGTGCTGGGTTTGAAACCCAACCTCTGGACGAGTCTCAAC